ACCGAATCCAGAGGTAATGCCAGCCCTCCTTGCTGGCGACCACGATGTTCCCGAGGTGCAGATCGGTGACGTTCGGGCTGGCGGCGAAACGGAAGGTGATCTCCCAATCCTCGAAGCCGCGCTTCGCGCCGCTCGCGCCCAGGAAGAGCACTTCGACGCGAGCGAACCCCTTAAACGGAGCGTCGTTCACCTTGCCGGTCAGGAAGAAGAGCGCCGCCTTGTATTCGCCCGTGACCAGCGCATCGTCGATTTGGTGAGTTTCGGTGAAGTTGTAGACCGGGACCGTAATGTCGGTCCCTTCGATCTGGTCCTGGTTGACGCCAATCGCGCCCTGGAAGTCGGGAGCGATCTCACCCGGCGCGGCGTAGCGGCCGACCGTCGTCAAGCTCTGGCTAATGTGCTGGTTGCCGCCGCCGGTGTCGAACGTGAACTGCGACTCGTCTTCGAGCTTCACATAGCGGACCGAGCACTCCCAAACGCCGCCGCCAACGGTCGAGATCGTGAAGCTGTCGCGCTTAAGCCCGTCGTAGAACGCCGGCGCTGTGGCCGCGACCAGCCCTTTGACGAGCAGATCGTCGTCGGTGCCTTGGACGACATAGAGCAACTCCGTGTTCGGGTCTTCGCTCTCGGTCGCCTCGCGGCTGTTGTATCGCTCGTCGATGGTGATGGGCATATTTCATCCGTGCTACGGCGCGAACACGAGCTTCCCTTGCTTGGCCTGCGCGAGCAGGTCCTTGGTGTTGACCACGATCTGCTCGGCGGCGCGGGCGGTGCGCTCGGCGAGGCTGTCGGCACCGAGGCCACGCGCCGCCAGTGCGTTGAACGTCCCCTTGGCCTCGACCTTCCGCTGCTCCTCGGCCAACACGCCGCCGCTGGTGGAAAGGCTGTCTTCGACCTGCTTGAGCCGCTCGGGATCGCTGGTTTCGGCGGCGGCCCGTTTCTTGGCAGCTTCGGCGATGGCGTCCTGCCATTCCTTCCGCGCTCCCGCAAGCTCGCCCTCGGTCTCGGCCAAGTCCTCGGCAAACTGCTTCTGCCGGCGGGCATGTTCCTCGGATTGCATGTCGCCCAGCGTGCTTTCGACGCCGGCGCGATCCCGTTCGATCTGTTCGCGGCGATCCCGGCGTTCGCGGTCCCGCTGGCCAACGGCGTCGAGCATCTGCTGGTCCGCAGCGCCGGTCGCTTCGCTCACCTCGCGGTTGATCTGATTCACTTCGGCATCGACATCGACCTCTTCGCTAAACAGCGACTTGAGCCGCACCCAGGCCTTCTTGATGAAGCCGATGGTGTTGTGCCAAGTGTGCGTGAGCAGGTTGGTGAAGACGCTCCAGGCATCGGCCAGGAACCCTACCGTTTCCGTCCAGCCGACTTCGATGGCCGCCCAGCCGTTGTTGAGAATCTTGGCGACGCCGAAGACCGCGTCGGTCCAGAGCGATAGAAAGAACTCCTTAGCCCCGATCCACAGTCCGTTGAGGAAGTGGATGCCGCGCCGCCATTCCATTTTCAGTGTCAGCCAAACGATCTTCGCCGCCAGCGCCAGGTCACCCGCCGCCAGCGCGTCGCCGATCCCCTGCCACGCTGTGAGAGCGTCGTTCTTGAGCGTCTCGAACCGCTCCCCCAGCCACGCCAGCGCCTTGGCTCCCAAGCCGGACGCATATAAGAGGTATGCGCCGAGGGCGACCGCCGCGACGATTACAAGTCCAATGGGCGAAAGCAGCAGGGCGATGACCTTTCCCAGGATGGCGATGGCCGTGCCGATCGCTCCGACCACGGTAATGATCGCGCCAATACCCGCTCCCAGGCCCGAAATGATGCCGCCCAAAGCAATGAGCGCGATTCCGGCCGCGACCACTGCCGCCGCGATCTTGAAGACCGTAACGACCAGAGCCTTGTTCTGCTTGATCCAGTTCACCGCCGCGACGACGAACTTAATGGCCTTCGCAATCAGGTCGGTCAGCATCGGGGCCAGCGCCGCACCGATGGCGAAGACGCCCGCCTTGATCGATTTCCACAGGTCGTCGAGTGTGTCGCCAAACAGCGTGGCGGCGTCGGCATCTTCCTTCGAGATCGTCAGCCCCAGTTCTCGGGCCCGCTGCTGCAATTCCTCGATCCCCTTGGCCCCGCCCGCCATGAGCGGCAGCAGCTGCGTGCCCGACTTGCCGAAGATCTTCATCGCCATCGCCGCCTTGAGCGTCGGGTCTTCGATCCGTGAGAGGCGATCCGCGATCAGCTTGAATTGCTGGTCGGGCGATAGGCCGGCGAGCTGCTCGACGGTGAGGCCGAGCATGGCGAGGTTTTCCTGGGCCGACTTTGATCCCTTGGCGGCGTCGAGCACCGAGGCCTGCATGCGCCGCAGGCCCCCTTCGAGCGTTTCGAGATTTGCGCCCGACTGATCGGCGGCATAGGCGAGTTCCGATAGCGCTTCCACCGCGACGCCGGTGCGATCCGACGCCTTGTTGACCTGATCGCCCGCCGTGGCGAAGTGCTGCACCGCCGCCAACAGGGGCGCGATGACCGCGCCGCCGGCGGCAACGAGCTGAAAGCCCATCGCCTGCACGCTCGCCCCGAAGGCTTGGAGCTTCTGCGACGCTGAGCGCAGACCCTTCACCATCCGGCTGTCCTTGGTGAACAGCTCGATATAGGCCGCGCCGGCGCGAATGGCTTGGGCTGCCGCCATGCATCACCTGCAATCCACAAAGATGGTTTTCAAAGTGCGAACTCCGGTTTTGGCTTTGGGCTTCTTCCGCTCGTTCACCAGCGGGTTGAACTCCGCGGGCGTGAACGGGTGGGGCTTCTTTTTCGGGTTGCGGTGAACGTTGGCGAGCATCGCCAAGAGCGCCGACGTGTGCTGCCACTCGTCGCGCCGCCGGGCGTCGGCCATCCAGACCAGTTCCCGTAGCGTCAAAGGGCCGGGCTCGACGCCGACGATGCCGGCGAGTTGCCAGATGAGTCGCCAGGCGCCTGCGCCGGTAACCCGTCCCCGCTCAAGATCTGTTCCAGCTGCCGATCGAGCTTCGGATCGTCCAATCGCTTGCTGGCCGTCTCGACCGCCTTCGTCTGAAAGGCCTTCAGCTTCGCGAGCGCCTTGGCCAGCACCTGACGCTTCGCCAGCGGGAAAAAATCGACGAGTTCCTCCAAGAGGCAGGTCGTGCCGAGATCGATGGCATCGCCCGCCATAGCCCGGCCGAAGTCCTCGTCGGTGACCTGCTTGGCGTCCGCCTCGGGCTTGCACAGCACATAGAGCACGTCGCAGAGCATCACCGGATCGGAAACGAGCTGTTCGATCAGCTTTCCCTCGACAGCGTCGAGCAAGTTGACGCTCAGCAGCGACTTCACCCGTTTGATCGCATCGACGTTGATCGCGACGGTCCAGGTGCGGCCGGCGTTGTCGTTGAACGTTTTCATGTGGTGACCGTTCTCCTATCAGGCCGAGGAACTGCCTTCGCCGTTGATCCACTGAGGCGCGTTTGCGGCGTAGGTCGGCTTGATGGTCACGTCGACCATAATTGCCTCCTCCAGCGCCTCATTCCGCGTGAAGTTGAAGATGTCGAACGTGGCCCGCAAACCTTCCGATTCGGGATCGCCCATGTCGCCATCCATCACGGCGAATTCAATGGGCGTGTTGCTGAAGAACGCCTGCTGCATCGCCGAAAAGCCGGCGTCGGCCGTGTCCCACACCATCTGGAACTCGATGCTGGCGTCCTTGAGCGTGCCTACCGTCGCTCGCCAACCGCCGTTGGCGCGGGTGGTCACGTCGGCTTCGCCCTTTTCGAGGTTCAGGGTGAGGTCTTTGACGTTGGTGACCTCGGTCCAGATGGGCGACCCGAAGCTGCCGCTGTTGCGATACAACTTCGCGTCCATGCCGAGTCGAGTTGACATCGTGGTCTTCTCCTATGCTTTCACCGACCCGGCCCACAGCTTGGGCAGGCGGTCTTGAGTCTTTTCGAGGGCGGGTCCCATGAACGGCCGCTTGGGATAGCGCTGCCGCTTGTAACGCCCGCCGTGTTCGTGCGCCGCTCCCGAGGTGCCGACCTTGGTTTCCTCGGGGCCGATCACAACCGAGTCCTTCTGCTTCTCCACGTCGAACATGATCGCGCCGCGAAGTTGGCCTCTGCGGGTACTCGGCGGCTGACCTTCGGGGCTGGCCTTCTTCCGTTTGCGAATGCTGCGCTTCGCGGTGAGGCGGATCGCTGCGCCGGCGTGACCGAGGCTTTTGAAGTTGCCCTGCTTGGCCTTCGCGAGGACCTTCTTGGTTTCGTTTTTGGTGGTCACCTTTGTGGCGAGCATCGTTACCTCGCCATTCGGAAGGTGAGAGTCAGCACGCTGGTGAATTGCCGCAGTTCGTCGAGGTGCTCCTGCGAATAGACCGGCACGTTTTTCACATCGACGCAGCGCGCAGCCGGGAAGCTGCCCAGCGGCTCGGCGCGGAAGTGATCGGCGATCTCCTCGACGAGCGTCATCAGCGCGTCGAGTGAGGCCTGCGCCATGTCGGTTTTCTTCTGCACCGCCAGATCGATGTCGAAGCTGAACGAATCCCGTTTCCGGTCGAGCGACGTGCTGGCGATCCCGCGCGGCACGACGGTGACATGGAGCGTTTCCATGTCGGGCAGCTCGAACGACGGCGCATACAGCCGGGCCGCATTTAGCGGCTGACTGAGCGTGGCCGCGTTGAGCTGCGCCACCACGGCATCGGCGATCTGGATGATCGTCGCCAACTACGCTGCCTCCGTCGCAATGAGCTTGGTGTGAATCCTTAGCGTCAGTCGGTACGGATCGCTGTAGCGCCAGTGCTGTTCACCGCCGAGCGGCAGCACCTCGTAGGTATGCTTCTGGCCGGCGTCGATCTCCTCGATCCGATCCCCCTTGGCCGGCAGCGTGGCTTGTTCCGCCAGCACCAGGTCCGCCGTGTCGATGAGGTAATCCCGCACCTGTACTCGGACCGTGACGCCCGCGCCGTCGTCCTGCTCGAACAGCGTTCTGCCGATGGTCGCTTTGACAACCACCGAATCACCCCCGCGCCGATACGTCACATCGACGGTGCGGTGCTTCTTGCGCTGGTCCTCCAGCCAGGCGGAACTCATGCTGAGCAGGTCGGCCACGGCTTACACCCCGCTGCTCGAGGCGCTTTCGGTCTGTGCGGCGCACGGGCACAATCGCACGCGAACCGTGGCGTCGGCATCGGCCGCGGCTTTCACCACCTTGCCGAGCAGCTTGTAAGCGCCGCCGCCGTCGTCGGTGACCGCGAGCTTGTTGACGGCATCCCAATAGGCCAGTGCCCCGACCGCGAAGGTCACGCCGCCATCCGCCTCCTTGGCGAAGTCGAAAACGCCGACGATGGTGAGCGACCCTAGCACATTGGCTTTGATGTCTTGCTTCGCGACGCCGACGAGATCGCCTTGCACGATCACGTCGCCGGCGGTCACATCCGAGCCGGGCGTGTAATCGATGGCCTTGCCATCGTGAACGAACTCTGCCGTTGCCATGTGGCTTCTCCTTCGAGTGGTTTACGCTTCGCCCTTGGCCTTGATGCCGGCGAGCCATTCCGCGAAATCGACACCGAAGTCGTGGTAGCCGCGGAACTGCACGCCTAGCGTGTTGAAGTCCGCCTCGGCCATATCGACGGTCGGCGTCTGCACGCCGTCGAGGAAGCTGACGACCACGGGCGCGAGGATCGACGGGCTGCGGAGCAGATACCACGCCTTGGCCGATTGGCCGGTGAACGCGGCGTCGCTCAGCCAATCGACGACCACCGGGCGATACTTGCCGGCGTGGATGTTGTCGCTGGGGACCGAGTCGCTCGTAGCAGCGCCGCCGGTGTTGACGGTCGTGCTCTGGTACAGCCGCTGCGCGATGAACTGCAACTCGGGTGGCACGAGCAGGACGACCGGAATGCCGCCCACGCGCTTGCCGTCGGGCGACTTGAGCTTGCGGAAGGCGAGGATGCCCGCCTGCAACCCGGTGCCGTTGATATCGAGCGCGGTGCTCGCGCCCTTGATGAAGTTGCCTCGGGCCTCGGTGAAGAAGGTCGAGTTGTCTAGGTAGCGCGCCCAGAACGTGTTGTTGAACTTGCGGGCAGCGCCGGCACCGAGCCGCACCCGCAGGTCCTCGAACGCGCCGAGGTCATCGTCGATAATCTTCTCGCGGGTGAGCGAGAACATCTTGGCGTAGGTCCGCGCTTTGCGGGTGTAGGTTTCCTCCGACAGCTTGCCGTGTTTGATCTCGCCGTCGGGGGCCAGCTCCTCGTACTCCATATCGTCGAGGAGCCGGTAGCTGGTCACCGTCTTGAAGTCGCTGACGGTGCGGGTGACCGAAACCTCTCGCCAGGTCTGATCCTCCTCCATGAATCCCGCCAGCAGTTCCTTGTTGGCGACGTTCGAGAGGATGTTCGGCAGCGACAGCGTGCTGAACGAGGCGTTCAGGGGCGAGAAGGCGGCGCGGAAGATCTCGGGACGCGTTTCGCGGGAAATCGTCGCCCGGCCCACATAGCCGTTGGCCTGCGCCGCCATCACGATCAGCTCTTGCAGGCCGAGGCGACGATATTTCTTGTCCGCCGCTTCGAGCGTTTCTTCCGAATAGTGCTTCTCGCGGCCGGGCGTGTTGAGCGTGCCGCAGAGCGCCGCCTCGATCACTTCGCCGGCGACGAGGCCGTTGTCGCTCGAAGCATGAATGGCCGGTGCGCGGGGACGCTCCTCGCGCATC